TTTCGTGGAAAGGTTTCTTATACACCAGATTGCCTATATTAATAAGCCGTTCGGTGTATTTTACACATATGTCGGAGTAACCATGTTGCCCCGGACTAATGTGTGAGCCCGCTCGCCGATGATAATCGGTGATAAGGTTAAGGTAGGGTGCTGGTCCTCTTACTAGATGATCATCCCCACCTATGTGACAATATCTCCACAGCCGATAGGGTGCGGGGTTATGTGTCATTAACGTTTCCAAACTATTAGTATAGTCTAGAAACGCTAGCTCCTCGATCGCTAGATTGAGGATTGTTAATGATGGTTTGGCGATAGCCTCACCCATCATTATACCCTGTTTTGAGACGATTGTCTCAAAATCGGGAAATTCAACTATTCTAGGCCCGATAAGGTCTAAGACTAGCTGAATGTAATCGGAGGTATAGGACGATAGTCCAAACCCCTGAATAAACCCATTTAGGAGTGACTTTGTCACTTCCCAATTTTGGGCATTAGTAGCGTCCTTTAGGTCGCTGCTAAGTATATACTCTCTACGGTCGCCCCAAGAGGGGCCCTTCAAAGATGTTTCTTTGAGAGAGCATAGACCCTTCACTGCTTCAAAAGCTTGATCCTGTCGGTGAAAGCTTGAGAAGACTGAAGGGTGAAACTTCATAGCTTCAATCAATAGATGAGCTAATGGAGCTTGAATCACATTTAGCCAGTATTCTGACAGTGTGACATGACGGGCCTTGTTTCCCAATTCTGGGACAACTTCGGTCCGTAGTACGGGCGTTGGTTGGTATTCCTTCCACGCCACGTACATAAGCTGATTTCCCAGGTCTTTATCAAGACCGGCAAATCGGTTACCTAAATCCTTTAAGTAGGAATAGGTTTCGAGGAAACCTCTCGATGTTTCGAGGGGGGTTTCTCGGTACAAAGTTTTCCAGATAGGTATTCCTGCCTGGTGCTTTGCTTGACCGAACGGGGTATCCTCCGTCCAGTCATACGTGTATGCCTTCGTGAGTATTCTCTCTAAGGCTTCACGGACTGCCGCAGCTTGGGCTCCTTTGCCGATGCTGTGGTTGTATTCACCAGAGGAGGTCACGGATACGTGGCTTGCTCCTGGGTGAATTCTCGTTTTTCGGATCTTTCGACAGATAGATCCTACTCTACGGGCAGCTTGCCCAAGTTGAAATATCACCTTGGACGAAGCTTGGAAATCTTCGGTTAGCACTTTCTTAAATGCTTCCCGGGATTTTAACTCCGTCGCCAATCCCATATATGGCATTTGGCGAGTGGAGATCAAGTGTGATAGTCTTTGCATCTTTAGATGCGTCTTCACACCGGTACGGATGTCCACGATTGTGGACATCCGGTTCATCCGATTGAAAATATTCTTTTCGGATGGAAGCTGTAGAGTCCCGATAGTGACTGTTTCAGCGAAGTGGTGGAAGAGGTGATTACCCCATTCCTTCCACATATCCACCAGCTCCAATAGATTGGATGCTCCGATGGCAAAGATCTTCCGGACTAGTTTCTTAACTAACCGGCGATCTTCAGACTCGTGTAAGAACGATAGTTCATTCGCGAGCCAGAGTGAATCGACGAATCCAGCTATGAATTCCTCGATGCGCTTGAAATGGTTAATTGGTCTATCGATCAAAACCATCGCAAGGTCAGAACCTATCCCGATATCTCGGGTTAGAATCTGGAAGAGACCCTTCCTTTGTTCACGGCCAAAGTTTTTAGTCCCTGACTGCCATCTTTGGCAGGACAGTGATTTGCCATGGTGCTTCTCCGATAGGAGTGAGCCCTGTGGCATCAAGTAGAACAGCCTATCGGCGTCCTGCTTGTTCGGGTTTCCCAGGGCCGGCAATAGCCGGTCCCAGGGAGACCTCTTATGGTCACGACCAACGCAGTCCCGCAGGTGCTGCGCTTGGATCAGTGATCCACAAAAGTTCATG